CAGGACACGAACTATCCGTATAGTCAAGTCTTGGTACATTATCCGTAATACCTCCATAGATAGCAGTAGTAGTTGTAGTAATCACCTCTTGCGCTATCAGCCCTTGATTTAGTTGGGCATCTTGGATGTAGATAGAATCTCCACTCGTTGTAGTGAGTATTCCGTTTGCTGTTGCTGTAAAGATACGAGCCTCCGTTGCAGTCTTATTAAAGGCAATGCTACAACGATACCAACCGCCACCCATATCCTCCATAGAGGCATCAATAACATTATTTTGAATACCCCCCAGTACTCCATTGGCTAAATCAAAATAAACATAAGGAGGTGCGGTAGCAACGACATATAGAGCCATCCAATTCACACTACCTGCCTTTGCATAGACAGACATTGTTTGTACTCCCGAAGTAGATATAGTTTGAGATGCTCTACAAGATGCTGCGGTTGAAAGCAACTCCCACGCAGTATTCGTACCATCATATCCTGAATGTCCACCTGTTACGGCTGCACTCGTTAGAGTCCAAGAAGTATCAAAGGTATTTGATTGCAGCAAGATATTCTCTCTGCCCTTCTCAATATAGCCCGATGAGGCTACCCTCGTAGCAGTTGTACCCCTACTAAAAGTAAAATCACCACTACCATCCGTAGGGCGTACACTATATAACTTCCCATCCTTATAAGCGGTAGGAATCATTGCTAAACTTGCGTCTTTATATAAACTCATCGTAATAGACTTATTTCTTTAATAGTACAGATTCTTGCCTCCGTAGAACCACCATCACCAATCACTCGCTTGTCGTAGAGGAAGAATAAGTAATCTGCCGTGTCTCTATCTCCCATTGTACGGATAGATTCACTCGCACAACCAAAGCCCTCCATCACACCACCGTCTGCCAACGCCCTGGTCTTGAGTTGGTCTACTGCGTAGATATAGTAACTGCTCTCATTGAAGTTAATGGTGTTCTGTGAACCCCACCAAGTCTCTCCGTATATGCTTCCCCAACTCATTTACTTTCTAATTTTTTTACGAGCTTTTCCAACCTCTTTAAGTTAACCTCCTTGACCTTGTAGCGTTTCTTACAACTGCCATCCATTGAAGGTTGCGTCTTTGTCTGGGTGTATGTCATCGTTGTTGTTTGTATTATATTCTGGGTAAGTGCTATTGTTGAAAGACATAAAGTCAATAAACCTACGAGTGTAATGCTCTGCAATGTCTCTATGCTTGTTGGTCAAGAAATCTACCTCCTCCTTCTCCATCGCAATAGAGTTCTCTGCCGTGTGCTTGTACGCACCACCGTTACCAATAGTATAAGCAGCGTGAGGTAGGTATTCTACCAACGCCCAATGAATCAACATCGGTTGAATGTAATCATCCAATAGGGTAGCGTAAGGTGTAGTCAAGGTATCGTCAATAATATCCTGTCTTAACTTATCGTACAACTTACTGCCGAGATAGTTTTGGATGTGAATCTCTTGGGCAATCTCAATAAACTGCAAGAACTTGTCACTATCTATGTTGCCACTTAGTACGCTATTGCGTACCAAATCGTCTCTCTTTATGAATAATACCTTTGCCATTATTTTCCGTAATTAGGATGGTGTCCTTGTCTCGGCATCTCTATTGGAGCAATTGCTACCTCTTTAGGGTTCTTGGGTAACTTAAATCCTGCTCTTACCGCTTGGTTAACATTTACAAACTTTGTCCCCTGTAGGGCATTGCCTCCCCATTCAGTTCCGTCTTTCTTTAGTCGTTTCTTGTAGATTCTACGCTCCCATCTATGGTAGCAGTTTACACCGCCCTTGTACTTAAATAGAGAGTAGTTCTTACCCTTGTGTCCGAACTTTTTGTTGACACCTCTTGCACTCATCATACCGATGTCCTCCTTGCGGTAGAGCATCTTTTTAGTCATCATCGTCTTGCAGAACTCTCGGCTCTGCCCGATAGGGGTCTTTGAAGTGCCTTTAGCGTACTTGTAACGCACTTTATACAACTTGGTGTCCTGATTGCTATCCTGCGTAGCAGAAAGGCTTACAAGCCCATTTAAATAGCCCTCAACATCAAAGTCTTCAGGTTCATCATCTCCTACTTCTTCTGCATCTACGAGTTCCCACTCGTCATCAAGAGGTTCTTCCTCTCCCAAGTCAGCCAATGCATCTAATAGTTCGTGGGCTAACTCGTCATCAAGAAAAGGGCGGCTATCCTCGCTTAACTCTACCTTACTTAATTCTTCTTTCTCTTCCTCTGGGATGTCCGCTTGAAGTTCCAAAGGTTGCAATGTTTTAAAGAATACATTTAGTGAAGCACCATTTACCGCAAGGATGTCATCAATAGCATCCAAAATCAACTCTTGGAAGGGGCGTACAACCGTATTGTGGAATAGCAAAGAGGCGGTCTTCAACTCATCAGCGTTGTTCCCCAATCCTGTATTGTCCTTAATACCCATCAACATCGGTGAGGTAACTCGGTGGGCTACCATCAACTTACGCATACTCTCGTCTGCTAAGAACTGATACTGCTCACTCGCATCGCTCAACTGAACAGGCTCAATACTTGCAGCCATCTCCTTGTTGTCGTTGAACGCCAAGATGAACTTACCAGAGTTAGAAGAACCACTAAACTTTTGGATGATTCGTCTCTCAATTAACTCTCTCTCTTCCTCAGTTGGTACACCATTGTTGAAGTTAATCAACATAGAGGGGGCTAAACCATTCTTAATGTTGTTGATGTGGTAGTTTGCTACCTCTTCCTCCAACTCCGCATAAGGGATACCCCCTTGATAGTCTACAGGTGAGTAGTAGTAGAATCCAGCACGGTAAGGTTTGATACAATAGATTTCAAGACCCTCTCCCTTTGACCCATAACCAAACGCAGGGATGCGTACAGGCTCATAGCCTTTCTTACGAATCTTTGTCCAATCTTTAGAGTAGTAGTAGCCTTCAATCTCACCATCCTCGTTCATCTTCTCCATACGGAGAGTCTCAATAGGGAAATGCTCTACCTGTACAATCTTGGTCTTGTCCTTGTTGTAGATGACCTGCATTGCTGCTTGACCCATCGCCTTCAAATCAAAGGTAAGTTTTCTCATACATTGACGAGAGAACAAACTCTTCATCATCGCATACTCGTCTGGCTTACGAGCCGCATCAGTAGCGTGTAGACCCTTACCATAGATAAGTTCGGTCATACCATTGATGATAGCATTGTTCGTAGCAGAGCCGTTGTAGCGGTCTATCAAGTATTGGTAATAGTTGTTGTCCTCGCCAAAGGCTACCCACTCCTTACGATTGTCTTCAATGACCGCAGGGGTAGTATGGGATGCCAAGTTTACGATGCGGATATTACTCATCGGTAAATGTATTGATTATCATTATCGGTGTCTTCGTAGTAGGTGAACTCACCGCTATTCACGCTGAACTTCTCAAGATTGGTTTGGTTGGTACAATAGACCTTACCTCTATATATCTCGTTAGTTCCTGTAATTCTTATGTTGTAGTATCTCCCTTCTTTAAAGGTATAGGTGGGAGTGATGTGCAAGTAATTCGCCTCTTGCGTAGCCGTTAAAGACTCCGTAGCAGATACATTGGTTTCTTCATCGGTAATCCTTACGGAGACACTCGTCTCAAAAACTCTTGGGACGAAATATATCTTCTTGTCAGTTGTGCTTACAATATGCATAATAGGTTAACCAACAAACACCTATAGTGTTATAAAAAGAAAGGGGATGCCGAAGCACCCCCTAACCAAAACACCTATGTCTACCTAAAACAGGTGAGACAAATATACTACAATATTACGCAGTTACAATAGTTTCAGTAGCAGAAGTCATACCTGCAAATGGATTACCATCTACCGCACCTGCAATGAAGTTAGCAGCAGTACGCTCCATAGCATTGAAAGTAAGAGTGTAACCACTCATATCTCCCATAGCAGCACCAGAAGCAATAGAACCACCTGTTACATCCGCTCCGTGTTCACGACCTACCAGGTAAGCGTTACCGTTGTAGTCCTCAACAATGATGTGAGGGCGTCCATACGCCAACAACTTAATCTCGTTGTTATCCTCCTTGCTCAATTGCGGCAAAGAAAGAGTAACTGCTTGGTCAAAGAATACCGTTCCGTTTTCACGAGAAGCGTTAATCGTTTGCTCTACACTTGATGTGCCTTTCAGCTCATACTTGTAGGCATTGAATGTTCCTGTCATATCAGTTACCTCATCCGCAGTAAGCGAAAGTGTACCCAAGTCACCGAAGTCTACGAAGTAAACCGCCTTGAGACCACCTACCGACTCACGGCAAGGTAATGCACGACCTTTTGTTAAATCACAAGCCATATTATTCTTTTTTATAA